CACCGACGATGTTGGATATTTTTTATAACTTCTTAGTGGGTAAGTTGATTAAATTCTGGTTCACACCTAAAGTGTGCCCGCCCAGCAATCCAAGTTCAGTCTGGGTGAACAGAGTCATCACTCCACTACCACGAAAACAACCTAGTGTGCCAGACACTAGCTCTCAACTCTTCCGCTATAATTCCACTAGCCGACCAAACCCTAGCTGCGAATCCACGCTTACGCCAACTATTATTAGGCAACACTTTTAGAGTTAACCCAATCAGTATCTCTCTAACTGCTGGGTGAGTAGTCCCGCCAAACACTTGAAGCGTACCGCCAAGGTAGTCCAACATTTCTCCCAGCCTGCTCCCAGTTTGACGAGTCAACATCCACAAGTCCGGGTAGTTCTTCCCTAACCACCAAGAAACGGTTAATTTTCTCAATCTTAAAAGTGGGCGCACTTCTTCCAGTCTGGCAATTACTCCCCGGAATTTGCCGTAATATCCTTTCCGTTCATTAAACTCATTCAAATAGCCCTCATACCCTAATTTTGCCAGACTTTCCAATTCTGTGCCTGGATAGATGTCTTGCCCTCCAAGAGGGGCAAACCTGTCCGAGTACTCTACGATTTTAGGCCGCTCCAACCGCAATTTATCGCGCCATTTGTCTCGCAGATAAGATCCAAGCTGCACTATATCATCTGACCTCAACGTACATAATGATTCAGCCTGGGCTAGCTGGTCTGCTTCCCCCTCAGATAACATCACTCCAATTTCATCCGCCCTGTTCTTCCAAACCTGAGCTCTGGTCTTAGTGCGTATTCTCACGCGAGCTACTTCCTCATCTACCACTTTTGGAAACGCTGGAGCACATCTCGTCTTCCCGTCCCAAGGCAGAAGTCCTATCCCCCCCAAGAACCTAGGTACACCCAATATCTTAAATGGCAAACGCAATATCCTACACCAGGTCCGACCCAATGACCTGAATAACAATACGCCGTCGACACCTCGTCGATCTAGAGCGCTACATACTTCTTTTAAAGCCATAATCACTCCATCCTCCTTCCAGGGCGTGGAGGTCCAGGGCTTACGTTGGACCAGACCTGGAATTATACGTGCCGGATAACCTAAACAGTGCCTATCAAACCAAACTCTTAAGAATTCGGTCTGCCCTTGTAAGACGGAAAATTTCCCCTCTCCTCCCAACACTCCCATTTTCCGATATCCTTCAGCAAAAAGACGAAGGGCTTGGAAACTGTCGCCAAACACAGCACTGTCATCTCCCCTAACATACTTTTTAAGCTTGGAAGTGTCCACACCAACGCCTTCAAGCAATTTCCCGACAGCGTAAGTCATCACCAAGTTCCAAGCATCTCCTATGATGGAAGTCAAACGCAAACCCGACATTAGCCCACCTAACACTCTCTCAACCCCACATTTGCCAGTCGTTGGATCCTTCCAGAATAGACTAGCCGTATCGAAACTATGAAGTAGTTTTCCGGCAACCGTATCAAAATAACTGTGGTATGTCGGTGGGACGCTTAATCTGGCCCGATCCAGCAACCAGCGGAATATTTCCTTCAATTCATCTGTAGTAGGTTGGTGGTCAAATTTTTGAAAGTCGAAGGGTAAGGAAAACCCATCACTGCTCTTTTTCAACATTGCGTCGAGCCGTGAGCAAAGTTGGGATACACTTTCTTCTCCGGTCGATCCGTCCCAGTTCAAGTAAGCCTTTCCAGTTAATTTAACTACCCACGCCATTAACAAGTACGTTTCAATATCGCCCGCCACTGCTAAACGCACTTTGCCTAACTCAGATTTCACCAATGTGGTATTCCTCTGTCCCAAGTAACGTTTACACCGATTCACCAGTTCCTCATCAGTATATAGGTCGACCAGAGTATTCTTCCGAGCCTTGAACTTATGTACCTTTCCGTCCATCTCCACCTCCATCTTTCCAATAGACGATGAACCACTGGTCACCCATTCCCTGCTTGCCACAAAATCTTCAAAAGATATGAAGTCAGTGACCACAGGTGGGCAGTCAAGGGCTTCATCGACTAGCTGTTTGAATGAATAACCAGGTGGATACTTATGTTTTAAACCTCCGTGCGCTAGATCTTTCGCCTCCTTCTCGTAGTCAAACCCAGGAAAGGGAAGATTACGATACCCAGTTAGTGAGTGACACTCAACGTATGGTAACCAATTTTCCATATCCACCGGGCCTCGTTTTATACAATCACTCAACCACTTACATACCTTAACAAAATGCTCAACTCCATCATCGAAACAGCCCGTTCTAGACATTTGTTGAGTCCATCTTCCTTCGTCTAATAGTACACCACTCCAACATATATTTAACGCACAGATATAATCAAAATCACGTAAATGACACAGTGTGTATCGAAGCAAGCTCTCTTTCCGACTGCATGTGACGTAATCAACCAAGTCCCGAACTCTAGTCCTTCGAATACCCAAATCGCTCTTTTGCCTGGGGGGAAAAGTTTCCAACCACCACTCCTCAGTAATATGGTCAGGCACCACCACTGCTGCCTTCTTCCTACAACGTCCAAACTTCTTAGCAGCATTGCTAACAATCTGAGCCCAAGTAACTTTGTTACTTAGAACTGGAACTGCTAACAGAGGCTGCCCGACGCTCCGCGCCTGTAAGAACTTGGACGACTGATGGAAATATGACAGTAAAGCCCACGCTACAGTGTTGTCGTGCCCTACTAAATGTGAATAGCATGTAGAAAAATGGCGTTCTTCATCACCTACGCCCGATGCCCAGTAACGGCACTCTCTATATCCGAGATTCCCATCCACAACTTCGAGTCCGGTCCACCCGAGCCTGCGGACAACACTCCCGCTCCTGTCTCGAATACTCCCATCACCCCTCTTTCCAACCGCTCCATCGCGGACAAATTCCCATTGTCTGTAGTCACAGACGTCACCGGGTTGGAAGGATGGCTCGACCCCACTATCACCGTTGACCCTGTCGAAATGTCCGATGTCGGTGTAGTCGTCACCGCTATCCCGGAGACTGGTGTAATAGCTGAACTCCCGGAACCTGTTTGCGCTCCATGGCCATGTGTGCCGGGAGGCAAACCACCCCCTCCTGTTGAGGTATCCCCAGACAGAGACCCGGATGGCAGAGATCCACCCCCCGATTTGTCCCCTTTTGTACCAGGTGCCGTAGTCTTGCTGCCCGTCAGACCTCCTCCCACCGGGCCACCAGCCCCCGGCCCAGAGGGTGGCCCACAAGATTTTTCCTCATCACCAGCGGCTGACAGATCGCGACGTTTCTTCCCAAATCGCTTTTCTAGTACTAGACCTCCACCGATAATGAGAGAAGGAGCTATGTGGTGACCAGGGTACTTCACCACCTCCATTGCCGCGGAGACCAATCCAGCCATGATCTGAGAAAATAACTCCGCATCACCGGCGCCTACCCCACCTACCAGCTGTTGCCCGGAGTCGGTGATTCCAGCATGATGCATAGTATTGGCGGTTGTCAGACGATACCAGATAGCATCAGTGTTCGTTGGAACAAATGCCGTCAACGAGTTGGTCATGTAGATATCTACCGGCGAATAAGCCTGACACACTATGTAATTTGAAGGGTAGGAGTAGTTGCTGGCAGAAAATGGCCCTGAGCGTAACACCCAATCACACGTGGTATACATCCCTGCCGATGATATATTGCTGGCATGTAGTGCTACCCGTGTGTTGTAAGTCTCAGACCACCGGACCCACAATACTTGGTCGGTACCCAGGTCGCTGGGAAGACGTTCTCCCGGGAGCGGCACAGACAACATACTACCACTTATCCTTTGAGACTTTGCACCTTCAACTAATACGCCGTGGCATTGATTCATTATAGCGGGAAAAGGCTGCATTACGTTGGGGATCTGAGCTGCCAGCGAATGAATCCAGACGTCGGCCAATGCAATAGGAACATTAAACGATGGGGTGAATAGACCGAAACGTGTACACCAAACATTCTGAATAACATTTATGTAAGCATGGACACTCACCCCCGCACTGTCACGTGCTGGGTCCGCTCCGCAAACACGAGAATGTATCACAGCCAAATCTTCCCAATCTTCCGCAATGGGCATCTGATGTTCGGAACTCCCAATCGGGTTATAGGCGAAGAAGCCTTTTAAAGTTTCTCGCACTCCCGGAAGGTCAGAACTACTGTATATGGTATTCCAAATGGATCGAGGAAGACGCAACATCTGAAACAACACACTGTATCCCATGGTGTAAGCGAGGGTGAGGTACCGACAATTACTCAACAGTTCAGGATCTGCTAACCGAAGCCTGGTCGTGGACTGGTCATGAATATAGCTCCTAGGCACAAAGGCGCCTAAGATTAAACCGGAC